GTAAAATACTGACCTTGCTATTTAATTAATAAGAAACTAAATTTACTCCATGCCATCACCGATGATAATACAAATCAAATCACCCGCCTGGCTGATCCAATTCCTTCAATCGTATTTCAATTGTGATTCAACAATTCTTTTTCCAACAAGGCATGATTTCAACAGTCAGCTTGATTTTCTTCTTACCAAACAACCTATTGAATGGGTATATGAAGATTTTGGAGATCAGACCTTGAATGTTCAATTGCCATATTTCGAAAATAAGGACATAAGGCAAAATTGGTATCTATCAGAAAAATCCCAGGCATTGTTTATTTCCAGAGCTTCAAGTTTTTTCAGGGTTATATTCAATTCTGAAATGAATCAAAGTTTGAACCTTGGATTCAATAGAAAGGAATCCATGCAAATTTTTCAGGAGAAATATAACCTTGGACCTGGTACGAATGATATGTTGGAGAAAAGCTTCAGCCGGTATATTAACATCCGGAGATTGAAGAAAAGTAGAAAGAAAAAAAACTCAGTATAGCGCGGTTATTGTCCGGTGATAATTTTTCTGACATGAATGGGTTTATTTGACATGATTGACATTATTTGACATGATTGAAATGTTTTTAAAATTAAAATATGGATAATGTTTCAGTACATGAGGGAAATAACTTTGGAGGTTTAAATCCTGTTTATTGGATCTTCAAGGAAGATCTTATTTCCTTGGTGTATTCTAAAGCCAATTGGCTTGCAACGGCCGCACTCTCACCTGGTGTTTCATGGAATGTTCTCTATGCCACTCCGGAAACCGTACAGGTTGATGGAGAAGAACAACAGACACTTTCAGGAATGAAGTATGTTTACAAGATAACGATGCAAACCCCGAAAGACCGTAACGAAGTTGAATTGATCCTTCGGAAAATGAATAATCGTGGGATCGTTGTACTTACCCAGGATAAAAACGGAACCATGCGGATCTTCGGAACCCCCGATTATCCTATGAAGAAAACTGCAAAACTTCTTATACCCAAGGAACCTGAAGGATATAACGGTTATCAAATACTGTTTCAAGGCGAATTTCCTCAACCGGCTTTGTTTTATGGGGGATCAGTTGCCGGTTTGGTCTTAAATTATCCACCTGATCCAGGTGGAGGGGCCAGCACAAAGTAGTCCTTTATATACTAATGATACGGCGGTATCATTGTAGATGAATTTGCTACAATGAACCGCCTTCTTAATGAAATCGTTTCTTCGCCTTGGCTGATTGATCCTGAAAGATCGGCTTCATATGCACTTTTCATTCATCAACTGATTGAAGGTAAATTAAATACTGAATTGGATCATTCAATTCAGCGTTTAAAATCGAAATCATTTGTCGTTGCTTCAGATGAATCCACTGATCAGTTAAGTTTAACTTCTGAAACAATCCCTTCAGGAAGTATTGCCGTTATACCCATCCGCAGCGAGATCATGAAATATGATCAGCAGTGTGGCTCCAGGGGCACCAAGAGTATCATACAAGATATTCAAAGTGCAAACGCCAATCCTGATATTGCCGGAATCATCATGATCATGGATTCACCTGGCGGCCAGGTCAGCGGAACAGACCTTCTTGCCAATGCAGTTGCCGATTCAATTAAACCGATTGTCACTTATATAGAAGGAGTTTGCGCCAGTGCAGCACTTTGGATTGCATCGGCCAGCGACCGCATCATTGCTTCATCCACCCTGGACCGTATTGGCTCAATCGGGGTAATGATGGCTTATGCCGACCTCAAACCCTATTATGAAAAAATGGGAGTGAAGTTTCATGAGATCTATGCAAGCCAATCCACCGACAAAAGCAAGGATTTCAATAAGGTCCTTGAGGGTAAATATGGAGATTATCAAAGTTCAGTCCTTGATCCGATCTGTAATGAATTCATTGCTCATGTAAAGCAATATCGGCCCAATTGTGCTGAAGATGCATTGACCGGCAAAATGTTTTTTGCCCAGGATGCCATTGCTAATGGCCTGATTGATGAAATCGGCACCTTCCAAAGCGCTCTTAACCTCGTTTCAAATCTTTCTATTCAAGCGAATCATGTACAAACAAAAACAAACGATATGAAATTTTCAGCAAAATGGAATTCGATTCTTACGGTTCTTGGCTTAAGTGGTGAAACCGCTGAAGCCGAAGAAATGACCGCAGAACGCATCGGTCTTTTAGACCAGGAACTTGCAGACCGCAAGGCAAAAAATGATGAATTGGAAGCAAGCCTTTCAGCAGTATCAACCGAAAAGCAGACCGCCCTTGATCAGCTCACCGCTGAACAGGCCGCCCATGCTGAAACAAAAAAGCAGTTTGAAGATCTGAAGGCTGAAGATGCCACAACTCAGAGTGCAGTAAACAAAGAAAAAGACAAGATCACAGGCGATGGACCCGAAGCCGTAGTGAATGACTTCGATAAAATCGCAGATAAGTTTTTCAATAAATAAATTATTCATTTCAAAATTATTATTCCAATGGGACAAATTTCAGTAGCAGAATTAAAAATTGCTTTTGGGACCTATATCGGAACAAATCAGAAGGATATCTTAACCCTTCTCACTGCACCAACGGAAAGTCAGAGTCATATGACTACCATTGCCAGTGCCGATTTGGAGTACCGCGCATCAAAAGCAGTCGTTGATGATCTCGTTCAGGGTTTTCAGAAAGGATGGACCCCTAAAGGATCAGCAGTTTTCACCCCAATCGCCATTCCTCAGAGAAGGCATAAATTCGATTGGGAAATGTACCCCGATGATATCGTGGATTCCTGGTTAGGCTTCATGGCTGACGAAAAAACAACTCGTGCAGTTTGGCCGATCAGCCGTTACATTCTTGAACGACTGATCATGCCTAAAATCCTTGACAACAGGGAATTGAAACTCATTGCAAAAGGAGTTTATGCAGCGCCCGTTGTTGGCGAAGCCCAGGCAACCGGTAAATCAATGGATGGTTTTATTACAATCCTTGAAGCCTTAAAAACCGCAGGAACATCGAATGTGAATTTCATCAATCTTGCAACCCTCACCGCTGATAACATTTTCGACCAGGTTGAATTGTTTTCTTCAAGTGTTGCCGAATTGTATCAGCAATTGCCGATGGAAGTTTTCATTTCAAGGTCATGGTTTACGGCTTACCATCGTAAACGCAGAGATCTTCATGGTCATGACCTGAATTACACCGGTCAGAAAGACGTGATTGAAGGAACCAATATGGTTTTAACTCCGCTTCCTTCCATGTTCGGAACAGATGCCATCTTCTGCACTCCCAAACAGAATTTCATCCGCTTGATGAACCGTAATGACGGTGCATCCAATGTGAATATCGAAACCATTGACCGTCAGGTTAAAGTTTTCGCTGATTGGTATGAAAGTGTTGGCTTCGCAATTCAGGAAGCAGTGTTTGCATCCGTTCCGTTACCGGCACCTCCGGCTCATTAATTCATAGAGTTGAAAATTAAAGAATAGGAGATCCAAAGATGAAAATTGCTCACAGAATGCTCGCAATAATGATGATCATGCTCACTGCAACGATATTCAGCTATGCAACCGGTGTAAATCCGTTTGTAATAGGTGGCGCCTTGCTTTTTTTTAGCGTGATTGTTCCCAGGAAAGAAGGAGTATTGAATTTTTCAGTCCTTTTTGACCTGGCACGACCAACCGGTGACACCGTAGGAAGTGGGGGAGGTATTAAATCGGAAATCATCTTACTTCATGATTCTGATATTGATTGGTCCTTATTTCCTGTCAGAGGAACAGGACAGACACTTTCAGTTATAACCGGAGATATTAAAATGAAAACCGGCAAATTCATGCACCGCTTTTATATGACACAGGGTACCATAAAACCTTCAATGAAGATTCTTAAAGGAGCCAACCAGGATTCCGGAGGGTATCAGGTAAGTCTTGAAGGAAATTATCCTGGCATAGAAAAAGCGGTATTATCATGGATAGCTCAGTTTGGCGTTTCTTTTAAAGGATTGATCATCATTCAGAATTGCAGCGAAGGAAAGAAATATCTGATCGGCGAAGCCTGTAACCTGGCACATATCGAGAACATCGATACCACCTGGGGTGAAGAAGTGGACAAAGAAAAAGGTAATAAAATCACCTTCACCGCCAAACAGAGTTATCCGATGGCTCTTTATGAAGGAACCATTGCTTATGATCCAGGCAGTGAAAGTTGGTAAAATCATGTTTTCCATCATTTGATTTTGGGTTAGTTGAGTGAGAGAAACCCTGGCGAAAGCCGGGGTTTCTTTTTGTCCTTTAATTGCAATTGCATCGGATCTATGTTTGCCCTGATGATCGATGTATTTTATCCCTATTACGAAAAAGCTTCAACCTGGAATGAATTGAAATATTCATTGAGAAGCCTTGAAAAGAATCTTAAAGCCGAATTCCGTGTTTGGATCGTAGGTGATCTGCCGGCCTGGATTCGCAATGTAAACCATATTGCTCATACCCGATGTGAAGATATCATGGAGGAAACCACCTTTGATGCAGTATCAAAGATGATCTTGTTCTGTAAACATGCTGAAACTTCAGAGAAGTTTATCCGAATGTATGATGATATCTTACTCATAGCACCGGTTGATGAACCGTATGTTGCCCAGGTTAAAGCAATGTATGATGGTGAAGGTGTCAATGAATTTAATTATGGCGTTTGGTATCAGCAACTTCACCGGACCATGAGTGCCGTAGTCCGAAAAGGGTATCATGGATGGAACCATGAAACCCATTTCCCTGAAGTCTTTGAAAAGAATTGGATGCTGCCGGTCATCGGGATGTATAATGCCTTGGAAAACCGGTTCTTAACATCAACCTTGTATTTTAACACCATATTCCCTGATGTATTTCCAATCGTATTTGACCGTGATCATGGTGATGGCATCCAGTTTTTTGGAAGAGATTCTCAGTTTTATCATTCAAGCAATGGGTATCTGAAGTCAAAATGCCGTGAGAAGAAATATCTGGTCTATAACGATGAAGGGTTAAACGATAATCTGAAATCCTTTATTGAATGGATGTTTCCCGAAAAATCAAAGTTTGAATGGTAGTCACCAATTCCGGTGACTACGTGACTACAAGAATTGGAATCGCTAAATGTCATTTAATCGAAGAATACCGGAATATTATGACTTCTTAGAAACTCAAAAACAGAAATTGAATGATTGAAGAAATTAAAGCCTGGTGCTATTCATCCCAGGATTATAAGGAAGGCCTTTTTCTCTATACTAAATATGGCCGAAGTAAGACCATGATCAAGATTCTGACCATAGGCGGTCAGAATCCTAAGAACCATTCAACCTTGTGTTATGAGTTAATGCGCATGCTTGGAACGGCAGTATCAGAAAACATTGGTGAAATTTCAAAAACGATCACAAAAATCTTAGATGATCATCAGTCGGCAGTGATCGAACAGAGAAATGATGATCAAAAGCCTTCTGTTATTGCAAGGCGGGAAAATACCCAAGAGATCAACCAGCTTGTTAAAGAAAAAAATGACCTTCTTAAAGAATGGGATGCCCTTCATGCAACCCTTGAATTGGTAAACAAGGAAACTTGTAAGCTGAATGCTTTCCGCATCCTTGATATCGGTGATATCCTGGATGATATGTACAACCGGTTGGAACAGTATAACAAACATGGAGTCTTGCCACCAGCCAAGGTTTTTCCGAAATACAGGTGGCAAGAAGAACAACAGTTTGTAGCTGCAACCCGAAGACAAACCCTTCGGACCTATATTTCGAAAGATAAAAAAAGACTTCGCGATTCCAAGGATAAAGGAAACCGCTCAATCTATGAACAAAGCCTTTTGAAACATCAGATTGAACTTGATCATCTTGAAAGGAACCTGATCAAGTGACTTTATTTGCTGCCGAAGATTATGAAGTTCCTAAACCTGTTTTATCGGTTCTCAGGCAAAGTAAATCAGTTAAAGGAATACCACATTTATTCATTGGCAGAGCCAATCAGAAACTTACCGAAATCATTGGAGAAATTCAACAAAATGATACTAAAAAATATATTTCAGATGGTGACTGGTCAGCTCATGATCTGCTTTTCTACTTGCTTAAAATTACAGGACCGGCCAAGGTCTATTTTTCAACCTGGGCAATCAGCGAATATGCCGTAAGACAGTTGTATAATATGATCCAGGAAGGCCATATCCTTGAATTGCATGGGATCTTTGATTACCGCAATGGAGTACGCAAACCGGCAGAACTTGAATTCCTTAAGAAGATAACAACCGAAATAAAACCGGCTAAATGCCATGCTAAAATGATTTCAATAATCAATGATTCCTGGGGAATTGATGTGACCGGATCAGCCAATTTCACAAGAAACAAAAGACTTGAAGCCGGAGTGATCATTACCTGGAGAAAACAAGCAGAAGAAACAAGAGATATAATTCTTGCAATATTAAAAGATCAAAATAATTGGTGATGGATGAGAAATTAATGACACCACAGTTGATGAAGGATATTGAAGAATATTCTTTACTCATGTTCTCTAAACGAGAAATCGCGGAAATCCTTGAAATCCCAAGCGAAGGATTCATGGAATTGCTTGAAAAGAATGAACAGGCGTTCAAGGCTTTCCGAAAAGGGCGATTAGTACAGGAAGCCAAACTTCGCACTGCCATTTTTGATCTTGCAAGCAATGGATCTTCACCGGCACAAACGCTTGCAAATACCATGATTATCGAAGCTAAAATGAATGATGTATGATACCTGATATATACCGTACTGAATCAAAGAAAGACAGGCTTCGCCTGTATTATAAAGACAAGGTTGAATTAACCGATGATGAAGATCAGGTAAGGATTCGCCTTGAAGGAATTTCCTCATATATCGCAAGAAATAAATGCTCTGATGAAGAAGCCGTGAAATTTGCCATGAAAAAGTATGGCATTTCACAACGTCAGGCCCATAGAGATGTAAAAGATCAGGAATTATTGTTTGGTGATGTTCGAACCTGGTCCAAATCAGGACTTCGCTATATGATGACACAATGGGCGATTGAAATGTATCGCAAGGCTGATATAAAGAATGATTTTCGTGGTATGCACTGGGCCTTACAGGAATTAACCCGAATTAATATGCTTGACAAAGAAGATCCGGACCTTCCTGATCCTTCTAAAATCCAACCACCATTACAACTTATTACCCTTACCCTTGATTTTGTAAGTTCACCCTATTTTAAATTGCTTGCACCGCATATTCAAGACCATGTTCTTAACCTGAAGGGAAAAGCTGAAGCCATGTTTCAGAAAAGCGCAATTCCTGAAATAATGAATATGCTCATGATTGAAGAAACAAAATATACCACAGCTGATGATATCGATGCAGAATCAGAGTGAATCGAAACCGGCACCCTATTATAATTATCCTCAATTGGTAATTAAACAGGCCCCGCAACCACATAAAATGTTTATCGGTGGCCGTGGAGTTGGAAAAACTACCATCATCGCTGATGAAGTACTCAAATATATGGGGGCAATGCCGCGTGGCAAAGTTTCCTTGAATGGCTTGACTTATTTCCATATCCGGACCAAATCATTGCCCCCTATCATTGATCATTGGGAAAGAAGAGGGATTTACCGAAATATTCATTATTTCGTAGGCCGCAAAGCGCCTTCGACTTTCCGCTGGAGTGAACCATTTCAACCGCCTTTGGATTACTCAAATTGCATACAGTTTTATAATGGCTTCGTGCTTGAATTCAATTCTTTCGACCGGCCTGAAATGGCAAGATCAGGTTCCTATGACGGATTGATCTTTGATGAATGTACCAAGCTGAAAAAATATGCCATCGATAGTGATGTAATGCCGGCCAACCGTGGAAATATAGACCGTTTTGGTCATCTTCCATACCATCATGGAACCTTGTTTTTGGGAACAATGCCCTTGAACAGTGAAGGAGATTGGGTTTTTGAGTATGAAAATTTGATGAAACAATTTCCTAAACGGTATCTTTTTCTTGAAGCTTCAGCCTATGAGAACCGAAAGATCCTGGGCGAAGGCTATTTTAAAGACTTAAAAAGAACCATGCCAAAAGTAATCTTTGACCTGGAAGTTGGCAATAAAAGAAGGACCCGAAATGTAAACAAGTTTTATCCGCTTCTTTCCCTTGAAGCTCACGCATATCAAGGCAGTTATGACTATGTTTTCTATGACCTGATCAACCAGGACCCCTCTAAAAACCCCATTGAGGATTCAAGGGGTGATGCGGATTGTCTTAAAAATGAAGCCCTTTATTTATCCTTCGATTTTGGCAGTACGCAGAACTGCCTTATTGTGGCCCAATGGAATAGGGATTGCCGTGAAATGCCTATCATAAAGAACTTCTATGTAGAGAATGAAACCCTTAAAACCTTGGTGGGTATGTTCATTAAATACTATGAATACCATCCGACCAAGGTGATCTATCTGTATGGTGGCAGTGATGGCAGAAGGAAGAACGATGCGGCAAGCCGGCAGACTTACTTCGATGATGTAATTGAAATGCTATCTAAAGAAGGATGGGAGGTAGAGTTGAAGGCAGAACTGTTTGAGATATCACACATGGATAAGTTTGCCTTTTGGCATAAGTTCTTAAGTAATGATAATGCTAATTTGCCAAGGTTCCGGATCAATAATATCAATGCCTATCAAACTTTTTACTCAATGGAGAACGCACCTATCCTTACCGATGAAATTAAAAAGGATAAACGAAGTGAACGCAATACCAAAGAACCAAGATGGAAGGCAACCGACCTAAGTGATGCAGTCGATAACCTGTATTATTGGATGTTCTACCAATCGGTAGGGGAGCAATATTATGGTAATGAAGTAATCTTTGGAAATTGAAATATGAAAAGGTTGGTGCCAAATATCCCAAATCGTTACTCTCAAGTTTAGTGAATCAATAGGCAAAACATTGGTAGGGGAGCAAAGCAGGGTTTTGTAGGTTGGTCTTGCAAAGTTCGTACCCCTTTGTCCTGATAGCCTCTTATCTCAATTGCAACAAGCCTAACGGCATAGTGACATGATGGTATCATCATTGCATAGATCAACCGGCAGGCACCGCCTTATCAATCCAATACATAAAGCTATTTTCATATGTGGCCGTTTCATATATCGGGCCGCTTTTTATTGTCCGGATTCGATCTTTCGACAGGGCGGGGCGTGCTCTATCGAGAGATAGCAGGGGAAAAAGCGGAAATTTCTCTGAAATTTCCGTGATAGGCAAGGAAAACAAATTATTTTTGTGGCGAAAGGTAACTTCCGGACCTGCCAGGTGAGACCGGACTTCTTTTCCTTTGACCGGCCAAAGTAAAAGAAGCAAAAGGAACATCCCTAAAGCTACCTTTCTACTGCTCCAGGTAGTATGGTATTCTTTTTATATTAGCCTCAATTAATTGTTAGCACTTTTTAAGCTTAAATTTACCAACCTAATGGCAAAACAGCAGAGAAAAAGTGCAAAGAAAAAAGCCCAGTTAGTACTGGAGCTATTGCGTG